CCGGAAACGAAATTCAGATCACCTCCAGCATCAAAGGTTATATCACCATCTGCTTTAATTTCAACATTCCCGGTGACTTCAATTCCTTCATCACCAAAGACAATGGTGTAATTGTCCATCATAACGGTTACTGTTCGTGTTCCATCTGGTCCTATCTCTTCGTTTGTACCTGACATATGATACCTCATAAGTCGTTCAGACCCTGGTGTATCGTCCCATTCTTCTACGTGACCACTCTCGCTTGCTCTTACGTGATTAAATGGATACTGAGCCTTATAATTATCCATTGGTAATCCTTCTTCCGGTTTAGAATCTCCTCCCCCTACACTCGGTGGTCCTTCGAAATCTTTGCGTGCCCGTCTATGCGTATCGGGTTCTCCTAGATGTGTGGCTTTTGGATATATCCCGTTTGGATCGTTAAAACCAGTCTTAGCTGGCGGCTTAGTAGGATATCCCCCTAGCGTTCCCATCATTATAGGTTCTTGACAATTAGCTCCATCTCTGAAGAATCCCATCACCCACGTACCTTCAACGGGACCAAGTGGAGTTGTTCCGATTCCATTCATCGCGGCGCTCGTAATTGGTTGCATTGGATGAGCCCAGGGTAGATCAGGAGTAGGAATTCCTTCATCGACACCTAGCTCCATTTTGTCTGTATGCAGACCAGCTATTCGTACTTTGCATCTTCCCAAACACATCGGATCTCGTCTATCTTCTACGACACCCATAAACCAGATGAAACCATCAAATCCCATAAATTGCATAATCTATTCTCCTTTAAGAACGTTCTTCAATTACTTTGTCTGGATCCCCAAAGAATCCATCCTTCATACACTCTAATGTCATTGTATATCCTGCGTTAGATATCTTATGATGTATTGCGGTGACTAACCATTTTCCTGTCATATACTGATCCTCGGGCACATCGTGAACGTGAATATGAGTCGGTATTCGGAGCATTACGACATCACCGGCCCAGCAATTTGAATCACCAGGAACATCAAATTTAATCGTATTCGTCTCCATTTCATTCATCTTCATATCGTAGAGTGGATAATGACTATTTTCTCCCTTATCGTGGATATTATAAAGATAATTAGAACTCATAAAACCATTATGTTGCCATACATTAAAATCTGCGAACGGGGCGGCTTTCGGTCCGTTCAGCCCGATACCTTCCGCCATTACGATATTTTTCTTACCATCGTATTCAACTTCATAACTATCTAGCGACTTTTCAAGAATATTATGTGCTAATATCGAACTACCATACTGACCATTTACTTGTCCGACCGGTATATTAAATCGAGACTGCTCTGAATATTTGTCCATAATTGCATTATCAACTGTAAATCCTTTCGCATCTTCGACAATTTTCGTGGGCATATTCTTCAACTGAAATGCTCTCATTATGTCTCCGCCTTTTAATTCGTCTACCGTGACAAATTTGAACCCATCATTATTTTCAAAGAATAGATAATTGGATTCTCCCTTTGCTGATACAGAGTTTTTAGCAAGAAAATTCATTAATTGAAAAGGATTCCAATTCGGTACAACCATATTCTTTTCGTGAAGAGAAGGAGATACTGTGAAGTCAGTCCATAAATATGATCCAAACTCCATAATATTCACACCTACATATTCTGCTATCTCTGATGCCGTCATTTTCTGAAATGAACGACTTATCAACTTTTTGTTGTTAGTAAAGAGATAAGGAGATGATATTCCTATATTATATGTGGTAGTTTTTGCAGTCTTTGTTCCACCAGATATAGAATCAACTTTCATCTCCTTTTCAAGATTGGAAGTTTTCAGCGATGCCGTATTCGGAGTAAGTATTTCAAAATGGACTTGTTCTAGACCAGAGCCGATAATACCATTAGCCTCGACCATTCCTGTTCCATCTTCTATCGTTATGTTGCCGTACATACAGTTATTGTATATCGACTCCCAGATACTCATTCCTTTAATGATACCACTCAATTCGGCACTATCTCCTTTGTAGTTAGTGAACTCACAATTCCAATCAGACGTTGATCTAGGATCTAATGTCTCAAAGTTTGGGGTCATCATAGTCTATTCCTGATATTGTTGTTTAGTGTTTCTCATCCATTTCGCAAATTCGTCCGCTACATCCGAGACGTGGTTAGATTTGAGTAACATAATATGCCTCAACTCATCATTTAAATGTATTTCCCATTCTAAATTAGTAACCGGCACCCTGTCTTCCTCTACGGATTGATCGGGATATTGAATATATTCAGAATCTTCATAATGATGAATTTCATCTTGGTCGTCATAAATTTTGTTCACATAAGCATAGACTTCTGTTTCTTTTTTCACCCAGTCATAGAATGGATCAATCACTTTATTTATTGCACATACAATCCACCAATAGTCTGAATTCCCATAATACTGCTCTGCTACTTTTTCAGGAGTAGCAGTTTCGTCTATAGTTACGGAATAATACATTGTTGCATATTTTTCAACTGTTTTGAGCATATTTAACCTGTGTGTAATATCAGATATGTTTACTCCATTATAATTTAGTTGAGGAAGTATTTTCGTATATTTTGCCATTAGTAACCTCCAACTTGATCTATATCTTCTTGAGTGATAATTGCGTTTTCTTTAAGAGTTACATTTAATTGAGTTTCAATTGGAGCTCCGTCTTCATAAGCATTCCACGTTCCTGTCGGTGTGTAATTCACTTCTACTGATTCGATAAAAGAATCTTTTATTTGAAATAAATGAGGATTTATTTTATCCCCATACCAGAATTCTACATTGACTGTTACAGGAATACCTAGGCGTCCTATACTTCTCATAGAATCTTGTTTTTTATCATTTGACTTGGGAATTGGAGTGTGTCTCACACCGTTTTTTGCCGTTGCGTCTATCTCCATTGTCGATTGTTTATGAGCCTTAGCAGAACTCTTATAATCTGTATTAGCACCAAAAAGCCCCTTAACTACAGGAGATGAGAATTTTTTAAACGCAAAGCAAATTGTTTCAATCGCATTTTGTTCTTCTCTATTTTGAGGTATCATTCTCCAATTTAAAGTATGTGACCTTAATGATGCACCGTCATAGACTAATCCCATCATTTGGTTTTGTATTGATCCCATAGCCATTTTGCCTGAATTGTTTATGTTGGCCATTGACGACACAAAGTCAGCAAATTCACTGGCAGCCCCTCCGGCAGCCATAGCGACCTGAGAAAAGGCTTCTGCTCCCATTCCCGAATATCCGGCTACTGCTGAATTTTCTGAACCTCTATTAACCATTATATTATCTGATGCTGTATATCTCTGATTATAGTTAGTACCAAGAGTTAATGGCATAGGTAGCCAAATATTAGCAAGAGAGTCTTTATCCAATGCGTGTGATTGTCCTTTTATTACTTCCGGTGCTTCAGTCGGTATCCAAGAATTGATTATTAATCTTGTCCAAAAATTTCCTGCTGATACATCATCTAACGGAAATTTAAATACTTTGGGTCCTGGTTCGGCGATCTTGGAGGGATCAGGCGCAAATTTCGCTGAGTCGTGTTTATTGTCCTGCAAGCTACTGGTAACATCTGATATTGCTACAGAGCCTGATCCGTGGGAACCAATCTGCGGTCTATCTGCTCCTTTTATTAATGGCATATGTCCTTCTCTACGTGATAATGAGTCCTTTAAACTATTTATATAAATAGTTGATATGGCTTATAAGGGAAACTATAAAGTAAAAAATCGCTCAAAATATGTGGGTGCTGTCGATAAAGTTCGATATCGCTCATCTTGGGAACGCAGATTTATGGTATATTGTGATGTGACACAACCAAAAATCGAGAGATGGAGTAGTGAAGAAATTATATTGCCCTATAAGAGTCCGGTTGATGGGAGAGTCCATAGATATTTTCCAGACTTTTGGATTGAACAAAGAGATGAAAGTGGTAAATTATCTACAATGGTTATTGAAGTAAAACCTAAGGCGCAATGCGGACCACCTAAGAAGCCGAAAACTAAAACTACTAAGAGCAAATATAGGTATTTACGTGAAATGAAAATGTGGAAAGTGAATGAAGCAAAGTGGAAAGTAGCAGAAGAATTTTGTGCTGAAAGAAAGTGGACATTTAAATTACTCACAGAGGACCATTTGGTAAAGTAATATGGCAATAAAGATCGCAAAGAAATTAATTAGTGTCGCAAAAGGAACAGAAAGAGTTGGTTCTGATGGTATCAAGTATCGTTGGATGGGTGGACAATGGTTGAAAATAGCAAAATCTGGTAAGAGTAGTCAGGTAGCACGAAGAGCTATTGGAGCCGAATTGACTTCTTCTGCGATGTCATCGAAAAGGGGATCGAAGGCTAAACAAGCAAAGAAATCTGTAGCGTGGTTTAAGAGAAAAGTTGGCGAATCTGCAAAAGGATTCAAAAAGAAAGCGAAACTAGCTCCCGGAAAGATGTATACGTTTGGATATGACGCCAAATTTAAAGAAGTTCTACCATATTGGGATAGATTTCCCCTTATTATTGTGCTTGATGTGTATAAGGATGGTTTTATAGGACTCAATTTTCATTATGTATCTCCTGTAGACAGGATGGTCTTTTTCAAAAAAATGATGAAATTCTCTACTCAACACGGTGAAGTTGAAACTATGACAGCCGCGGC